GTAAACAGATTAACACAACTTATGAAACTATGGAGGAAAAACATAATGGACAAGAGCCTTACGACTATTCACAAAACAACTGATTACGACAAGTTTAATCTAAAGTTTGGTAATAGACCTATAGATAATGCACATGTCAAAAAGATCATGAGATCAATGACAGAAGAATTTATCAATGTACCTATCGCTGTCAATAAAAGATACGAGATTGTAGATGGTCAACATAGATTTACTGCAGCTAAAGCTTTAGGATTACCTATATTCTACAGATTTGCTACAGAGAATTTACTCTCAATTCGTAGGATGAATCAAAATACTAAGAACTGGACTATCAATGATTTCTTAGCGTCTTATGTAGCTATAGAGAGTAGAGAACCTGGTAATATTGGACCATATACACAGTTTAAATGGTTCAAGGAAGCTACTAACTTTCCTAATGCTATCTGTTTAATGATGTTAACAGACAACAGAGGCGCAAGAACTGATAAGTTTAAAGATGGTGATTTTAGTATACCATCTGGACAGTTTGAGGTAGCTAAAAAACAAGCTAAAATGATAAACGAATGTGGTCAGTATTATGATGGATATCATAGACGATCATTTATTGTTGCTCTTTTGTTCTTATTTAAAGATGCAGAATTTAGTTTCAAACAGTTTATCAAAAAATTATCTATGAACCGCAACAAACTATATCATTGCACTAGTACACAAGATTATCTCGATACAATAGAGAGATTATATAACTGGGGTAATAAAGATAAAGTTAAATTTAGGAGGCACAATGACTAACCAATATAACGTAACTATAATACCACCTACAGGTGCAATAACAAAACATATAGTTGAGGGCGAAGATGGTCCTAACTTTGCTGATATGTATAAATTACTAGGCTGTAATATGATAGAAATTACAGGTGCTAGAGTAAATGGTACCAACTATGATATGTATATTGACGAAGAAGGTCGATTAAAAACAAACGATGAGAATCCTGCTGCATCCCAATACTTCATTAACTGGCTAAGTAATGAGGGGAGAGTAGCTAGAATAGCTAATGTAGTAGGGACTGCAGCTCTCGTGGATCCTAATCCGATTGGAGTAGAACATGATAAAAGTAAAGAGTCTATATAAAATAATCGACAATAACGTAATTGATGATGATGCCGAAATAGTTTTCACTAGTGTACGCACTGGTATCAACTATGCAGGTTATGAAATGTGGCAAGACGAAGATCATCTTGGTCGACCTACTATCCATATATCTATTGCAACAGAGGGTGATTCTGATCATGAAAGAATTGAAGCTGACAGAATGCAAGAACCTTACAAAGATTGTATCAGATGTGATGGTTCAGGTACCATATGGGTAAAACCAGATGTTGGATCTACAGAAGAAGAAGAATACGACTGTCCAATATGTGATAACAAAGGACAAGTATCCAAGATGGATGAGATACTTCATGCAGATAAACTTACAGTTATAACATTTGATGAGGACACCAAATGAAATATATAATTATATTAATATTAGCTGCATCAGTTGGTTATAATGCTTATTTAAATAAAAAGCATATAACAAATGAGTGGTGCAGTTCAGAAATAGATATACTAAGAACGCAAGTATTTGACTTGTGGAGTGAACAGTTTCCTAACGGAAATGTGCAGTAGGTTTCCTTTCGTTCTTGTAATCATAAGCCTACTGCATAAGGAGTAAAATATGGATAAAGACAAATTATACACAATAAATGCAGTCTGCGATTACATAACAGAACCAGCCTGGACTGTGAGAATGTGGACTCAGTTATATAATATACCGATAATACAAAAGACTCGTAAAGGTCGTAAGTATTGGAGATACGAACATATGGAGCAGTTGCTTCAAATAAAGAAATTGTTTCGAGAACTTCATGTGAGACATGAGGGTATTAAAAATATCTTGAACAATATGAAGAAAATAGAAGAACTTAAACAACAACAAGGAGTAGAATATGAGCAAAATGTCAGAGAGTCAAAGACAGTACTTCCTGGACAGAGTACAAGACCAGGTATACAACGCCAAAAGAATCTTAGAACTCAAGGAATCACGCAACAAACAGAAGATGGTAGACAAAATGTATCCGAAATATCTGAAACAGATAGGAATACAGAGTCTACTTAATGAATATGCTAAAGTAGAACTTGCTTACGTTAAAAAGAAAGAAGAACTTTTTAAAGTAGTTGAAAGATTATGCGAAGCAGAAGATGTCAGTCATTATCGTATTGATTCTTATAAAGAAGTAATTGATAAACTAAAACAATTATGTGCTTTAACAGTTGATAGAGAGTATAAAAATACTGATGATGGTAAAGAGCTACTTGCTCTTGATACAGCACATCAAGCTGTTAAAGATATGATTTGGTCTGCAGGTAGTCAAACAGAAGTATTGATGACGCAGATTTCAAGTGTTCTTAAAAGTAAAGTTGGTATTAACTTAGGTTATAATCAGATACAACTTGAACATAAAGAATAGTATTCAGACGTACTGACGAGTACAAGTACAAGTCTGATAGAGATGACCAGTAAATGCCTTCTTAGTCCAACTAAGGAACATCTGTGGTAAGACACAGCAGGTCTAGTGGCTTTGGCATACCCACATCTCGCTAAAATATTCCTCATGGGATAGAGAGCCGAAGTCGAGTCGAGTTCGCTACTTGGTGACGATAGGCTCTCGCTAAAATATTTGAGTACCAACGCCAAACTGTTTGGTGAGTGAGTGAAAAACTAGGAGACCTCGTTTGAATTACGTAATACACAACGAGTAGTTAGCCTGTCACTGCGGCTTACAGCTAATCATGCGGTCGTACTCAATAGGTAGAGAGTATAAGAGCAGAGTCGACTGAATCCAGTTAAAATAGTTGCTACTGGTTATGCTCTCTACTGCTTAATGAAAGGAAATATATGATAATATTTATATGTGGTGTTGTCGTTGGCTGGATAATAGCCAGAGGCTACACTAAATTAAAGTCAGATATTGGTTTAGCATCTAATGATGTCAAATCAGTTCTTGATAGATTTAGTAAGAAAGACAAGTAATTGAGGGTTATCCATAAATAGCGTCTGTTGCAGTAGATTAGTAGTGTTAAGCACTACTCTTTCTTCTGCTACATCATTAGCTAAAGCCATACCTTCATTTGTCTCTCCAAGAGTTTTGAAAATACAGTGCATGATTTCATGCAGTATAGTATTTGCTTCTTCTTGGGCAGTTAGACCTGGTTGAATTTCTATTTTGTTTTCACGATCTAAGTATTGACCAAAACAATCAGTCATATTATCTCGTTTAAATTCAGGTGTAGCATAATCTATAGTAATAATACGATAGCCTATGCGTATATCTAGTGGCAATTTCATGTAGACACACCTATTCTAGTGTAATTAAAATTAGTAATTGAGTTGGAACTCATTTGCAAGTTATTTTCCATAATAATTGAGAATAAATAATCGGTTCTAAACAGTAGTTTAACCAGAATTTACGTTCATTGCCATATTGTTGATGCAATTCCATATGGTGAAACATACATAATGGTACTGTATAGGAGTCACAAACCTTTAATCCCATACCGTTTGATTGAGCATAAGTAATATGATGTGCATGTATGTCATAATTAGTTTTACAAACACAGCAAGGCTGTTCTCGTACTAACATCAGATGCTTTGGTGAACGGTGTCTAGTAGGTATACTAGGATCAAAGAGTGATTTGTCTATACGTTTACGTTTAGCCACGAATAGTATTACCTTTATTGGCAAGTCCAAAATGGAACGCAGCTTCACCAAGAGCTTCTCTAAGTCTATGTCCACCATAGTATTTAGAAAAGTTAAGTTTTTGATTGATTTCACCTATACTGTATCCCTCGCCACATACTAGATTTAGTATTGTAGCAGATACAGTACCTACTGCATTTGCACATCTAGCTAATTCTTCCATGGCTTCAAGTTTATGATCTGCTATGGAACCGGATTTACCACCATCTATCTTATCAGATAGCGGTGAAACTCTGGTACCTAGCAATGATCTTTCATATAACTTACGATATTTGATACCAGCAGAGTACTGAGTACCTGTGATTAAATTGCGATTACGAAGGGTGTCTAAAGAGCATTCACGAAGATTCATAACCATTACGTAGCTACCTTGCTTTAGTACTGGTTGTATGTCTCTCTTGTCCTCTTTCTCCACTCAAATAATATGAATGATTTGTTGTATTTATGCAATGAATATGATTAATTAGGAGTAAGTAATGAAACCAAACAAACCGATCCTGTCAGACGATTATCGTCATAGCGCTTCACGTGGTAATGATTATATATCAAATCCCTCGTTGTGGTTAATGCGTAATTACTTCAGAGAGGAATCAGAAATGAACTATAGTATGGCTATGGGTATTGCATCAGAAGTTGCTGCCCATGCAGGTATTACTATGTCCGATTGTAATGTTAGTGATTTAGCTGTTATCCAGTTTAAAACTGTTGCAGAAGAAGCACTAAAGAAAGATGAAGATTGGACCCATAATGGTGTAATACCTAAACAAATGGATAAAGTAAGCGGTATAGCTGAGAACTTTGTATCTATTTTAAAGACCATAGACAAAGAGTTAGTGCATTATAATAAAAAATATATTGTAGAGCATGAAACTCTTAAACATAAGATTAGTTATGTTCCTGATTTTGAGTATGAAGATTTAATTATTGACACTAAAGCAACCCAGGCGTTTCCAACTGATCCGTTTAAAACAAAAATGAATCATATAAGACAAGTGTCTTTGTATGGTGTTTTAAGTGGTAAAGATGTTGCTCTACTTTATGCTACTGATAAAAAGTGTGCCTTATTTGGTATACCTGATCAAGTAGTAAAGAGAGAGGGTGAATTCATGCTTCAAGCATTTGAGAAAATAGAGAAGAATAATGATCTATTCAAAGATGCAAAAGAGTTTATGAAATATAACATCTTAAATACGGAAGGATACCAGTGGGATGAAAACACTAGGCAACGAGCTAATAGGTATTGGGCTAAAGCTTAAAGGAGGTAATAACATGGCTTACCAAGCACAACTAAAGAAAGACGCAAGAGATTATTCAGAAGGCGATCAAGTCAAATTCTGGATTCCTGCAAAACTCAGTGGCAACGATATTGTTGTATACTGGAATGCTAAATTACTATCAGACGGTTCTGATCCAACAAACACTTTGAAAGAAGGTTCTTGGATTGAATTCGATGGTTATAGTAAGAATGGCAAATCATACACAGCTAAACAACTAAAGGTTGTAGATGATCTAGAAGCACTAGCAGATGACAATCTAGACGAAGATACATCATCACCTATAACGAAAACTATTACTAAATCACTTAACGACCAAATACGATCAGGTGATATGGTACGAGTAAGAGCAGTTAATGATGCTATGCTAGATAAAGATATGCCTTGGCTAGAAAAACTAGCTTATGTAAAAGGCGCTGTTAATCTTTATTCAGCTAGTACAATGGATGATTCAGAAGTGAGTGCAGAATATGACGATAAAGGACAAAGAATCCCTTTCTGATGATCTTATAAACGAGTTAGACTCACAGTTTTTTGATTCATATCATGAAAATGTGTGTGAAGTGGCTGTCGAGAACTTCCGCAGAGATGGTCAGATAGCCACTATACTCGTTGGTCATAGTCAAGGAGAAGCTTCTTTTACAAGACTCTTAGAAGATGAGTTTTTAAAAGAGGCACCAGAACTAATTGAAATACTTAAAGAGAAATTAGTATCTACATACAGTTTTGTAAGTGAGGGTAAGATAAGAAAATATCAACGTAAAACTAAGTTAGATTGTATTATGATATCTTCACATAACAAAGCTGGTGATTCTCGAACTACTATTTATGAGATAATAGATAGAGATGAACGTAAAGTAGAACTATTTGCAACAGGAGAGGTGCAAGACAACTTATGGAATTATCTACTAGAAAGCGAAAGCAGGACCATTCATTGAGTAAATTAGATATGATGGATGCTAAGATCAGACTCAATGATTATATAGCTAATGCTCCTAAAACATATTGGTGTGAAGGAGTAAGAATGAGAAAGTCTATTACAGAAAAGGTTGATGTGACTGTTAAGGCACATACAGCAGAAGCTGCTAAACAAAAGTTTAATCAATATTTTAGTAAAGACGGATGGAATGCTTTGTGTGAAACATGCATACGTAAACAATCATTCATCGAAAAACAAGGAGGAATAGTATGAGCTACAAACCTAATGCTTATAAAAGAGTGGAAGAAGATATTAAATTTGCATCTAATTCTACATTGGATGAAGAAGCTGCAGAAAAAGCATATAACTTTATGATTCATAATTTAGATACTAAAGCTAAATATGAAGAAGAAGCTATGTTGCTTGACTTATATTCTAAACCTTTAATTGCTATGTTATCTATAAAATCTGATGCAACTAGTGATGCAGCTAGAACAAAAGATGCACAAGCTAATGAAGAATTTTTAACTCATATTGAAAACTTAGCATTTGCTACTGCTAGATTTAGTAAATATAAAGATTTATATAAAATAGCAGATACTAGAATTCAAATGTGGAGAACTAAAGAAGCATCATCAAGAATATGAATCCTGAAGATGAATTTGGTTGGTAAAAATATTCCGTAAACTGTGACGTTGCATAGGATAGAGGGAGAATGAAAATACACCTCGGTGCATTTCTCCCTTGCTATTTAAATATAAAGTGGTGTGTGATTTGACTAATCTTCAACGAGTTTTAAGAGATGCAAAGAGTTCTGGGTTGTTTGCCAACTAATGCTATCTTGATGCACACTGCTATAACGACAGGTGCAATTCCTTAGGCTCTCTTTATTTAATTATTTTATCACAATGTTTAACACCAGTTTGATCTACTGAAAATTCACATTGCTCTAGAGTGCATGTATATTGCACTTGATTGCCTGAGTTACGTTCAGCCAAACGCTTAGCTGAAAGACATGTACTTAAATTATCTTGGTGATACCAACCTTCAATAGTTTTGTTGCCACCATCATAAACATACAAACTAAGTATAATAACTGTTTCAATGATTCCCATTCTTTCGTTCCTCTAAATCAATAATACGATCTTCATGAAATTGTATAATCATTTCATTTTTTAATATTAGTGGTATCTCAGCTTCCATTTGCTCTTTAAGTTTTTCTGTACTCTCAGCAAGATATTCTACCAACATGTATAATTCCTGGACTTGTGGACTGACCATGTCGCCTTTGGGGACTCCATCAATAAAAGCATTTGCAGCATCTAAATCTTTTTCCATAAGCTGTAGTTGTGTTTCTATACTATTAAGTCGCTCAATGACTCCAAACCCGAACCAAGCACCCACAAGACAAGCGCCAATAATAGTGAGTAAATTACGAACTGGCATTGAGACTGAGGTGTTTTCATCTACGCTTATTCCTTTCATACTTCTTCTCCATACCTGGACTCACAAAAAAACTCAAAGCTTTTTAATGACTCACCATACTCAATTAGGTGTGGTGTTAGTAATTCCATTTTATGTTTTGAGATATACTCATGACATTCCCAAGTATCGTTAAATGTTTCAAGTTGAAATTCACGATGGAATTGTTCATCTATACCATGAAATGATAATACGATAGTGATAACAAACCACATTACTTTTTACCAAAGAATTTAGTTGCTCCTTTAATACCAAATGATGCAGATACAATTACACCTAATGTATACTTGTACCAATCAGGTGTCATAGCAAGAGCTGCAAAACCCCTTTCAACATATTCAACAGTAAAAGGAAGAAAGCACAAGAGTAGAGGAATGCTAAAAAGAATAGTAAGGTATTCGTCTTTCCATGACTCCTTGCTTCCTTTAATAGCTTCCACATCCCAGTCTATTTCTCCTTTAATTTGCTGTTTAACAATCTCTGTTTCAGCTTCAATTTTTACTAGTTTTTGTTTTGCTTTGGCTTTTTTAGTTTCAACATAACCGCCAATAGCATCACTAGCCACTCCTAAGAGAGGCTTGATTAACATTTGTAACATTTAAATATTCCTTATGATTGTAGATAGTTCAGTAGCTCTAGCAGGTGTTTGATTATGCCATCTGGAATCTAGCATTTCATCTGCAGCTACTTTAAAATTAGCTTCATTTAAAGCTTTTAGTGTTTTTTTAAACTTTGATACCCTTGGATACCCCATTTGAAATAACATTTCGATCAGAACACCATGTATTAGCTCGATTTGGCTCTGACTTAGAGCATGAGTATGCAAAGCAGGTATATGCTCTTGTATGAGCCTATTAGAGGCGTTAAAAGCGATTTCAAAGTCTTTATCAAATAATTCAGTTAAATAGTCCAAAGAGTACTTATTTCCTACTTGAATGTTATCTTTAGCCAAAACCATATGTCCCCAGCCAATAGTAGCTATACCAAGACTGTCGTTATACACAGTATCTCGAAAACCTTCATGACTTTGAATACGTTTTTTAATTTCTGATACGTTCATTTAATTCTATATGGATCTGTATTTAAGTTAGGTATTTTATCAGGTTGATTACCTGCAAGAATATCTGCAATATTTTTATTTAAGTAATTAGAAACTGCTCCAATTATAGAATCTTTCCCTAGAGTGTCTGATACTTCTTTTAAGGAACATCCGTACTGTAAAAGTAAAGATGCTAGTTTACCTTCTGCTCGAACCTCTCTATCCAAAGTAGATTCATTAGGTTTCAGTTTTACCCATATAGCTAATGGGTTTACTCCTGTACTTGATACAGCATAATCTACTGATGTATTTACAGTTCTATTATCTACGATCATACGTAAATTAAAACACTGCAATCTATTTGGTACTTCAATTCTCACTAAGTTATTTACCATAATCCTCTAGCAGCATCTCAAGATAATGGATTGCTTTTTTAATATCAGCTTTTCCATTTTTCATGCGATGCCTTGTTACATACTTAATTACATTTCCCTCAATATAACCTAACTTGTTAGCTGTTATATATTTGGTTGGTTGTATTGCTAATTTAGAATAATGATCCCCATCTATTTGTTTGTCAAATGAACTCATGGAACCAGTTTATTCCATCTGCCTCCTTTATTCAATACCATAGGTAGTAATTTTGGTTGACTGTTTAATATTATTCCACAGCCAATAATTGGTCTATCTTTAAATATTTTGTCGTAAGCAAAAGCTAAAGCATCCTTATCTATAAGACATCCTACTTGCATAGCCCACAGCAATGACATTGGATTGCCCCAATAGGCAATAGAATATTTGGTATGAAAATGCCCTTGTACATAACAAGTTCCTTGTTTTTGTCCTACTGCTAATATATTTGCAGATTTACCATGATGGAATGATACGCTGTTACCATCAGGTAGCTTTAATGTAAGTTCCTCATGCCATTTCCATTTAGGTCCTACTTCTAATACTTCGTTATATCCTCGCATATAAGCTCTTGGGAGTCCTGCTTTAAATGATCTTCTATATGCCAGGCTACCATGATTACTATGAAGCAAGTCCATAGAGGGAAACATTGTTTCTAATTCTTTAATTACTTTTTTAGATTTTATAAGTTCATCACCAGCAGATGCTAAATCAGGATCTTGCCCATGCATGTTTAATCCGTGTTTATCGCATTCGTCACCTATGTTTACAATTTTATCAGGTGAATATTTTTTCTTAATGCCTTTTAAAAAGTCCAAAGCATCAGGATGATGATAAGGAATATGTAAATCACTTATGACCAATATTGATTTATGCATAAGTTATGTAAATCTTATTCGTTCTATTTTGTCAAATTAGGGTTCTGACTATCAAATAACACATTTGTAAAAATACTGTTGTACCAATAAACCATACAAAAGATTTGAGTTGACGCATATCTTTTTCAACATGAAATAAATGATTATCTTTTAAAGTATCTATTTTTTGATTTAAAAGTTTTAGTTCACCTTTAATTTCAATAATCATTTCTTTATTAGATTGTTCCATTATGCAGTCCGTTTCCACATGTAGACAACAATAAATGGTGGCATGTTATCATGTGCAGATCCTCCAGAGCTGCCTAGTTCTTGTGCAGTAGCTCCTGTAAGTCTTGCACCTTTACCACTGTTAGCGGTAGATGATCTAGGTACTCTATTAATATTATTACCACCAATTAAACCATTTGTTGCATTGTCACTCCATGCACAATCATCACCACCTTGGTAGTT